CAGGCCGGCGATGATATAGACAATGACCAAGACGATCAGGACCGTGATCAGGACGTTGATCACGGTGGCAAAAGGGGGCGGTAGCGGAATCAGCGGAAGCAGCTGCTGCACACCCCAAATCAAAACGCCCAAAACGATGAGCAGCAGGATGATTGAGATCAATGTGCCAATCATGACGGCGTCCTCTTGCAGGCTTGGATGAGCTGCGCGATTAGCTCGGAATTGGATTTGTCGCGCGCCTGGGCGTTGGACGCCACGTCGGACATCAGCATGGTGACGAAGACCAAGAAGGCGACGTTGACCATCAGCAGGGCAATAGCGATCGGATGGCCCGTCATCGAGCCGACCGCGGCCTTGAGGGCCTCGCTGAATGGCATAGCGGTTTACCGCTTGCGGGGAATCACCCCTAACCCGACAAATGTCGGATCGATCATATACCTGGATTGATCAACTGTAACGGGACCGCCGGGACTGATCGGCGTGCCGGGCGGCACCACCGGGGGCGTTGTCGGCGTCGGCGCCGGGTGCGCGGTGTCGTAGGTGGTCTTGGCGGCTACGGCGGCGTTGACCGCCGCCACAGTCGCCAATCTCTCGTTGAACACATTCATCGGGCCGGCCGGCTCGACGGTGCCTTCGAAGTCGTTGTAGCTAGGATTCTTAGGCCATTCGGTCATTTGTCGGCTTTGTTGGCGCGCTGGTCGCGTTGCTCGGCCGAGACGGTCGGGTTTGATCGCTGCAACGGATCCGGCTGGCCCGGCTGGTCCGGCGGCATGTTAGGATTGAGCGGACTATCGGGCGGCTTGGCCATCGGGTCGCCGTCCGGCTCGGGGTCGTTGCCGCTCGGAGTGGTCTTGGGCTTTTCCGATCGCTGTTCCGGCGTGGTACCGGCCTGGCGGGTCTCACCATATTGCCGTGCGGTAGATTTGGGGTCTTCCTTGTCGTCGTCGTCGTGGTCGTCCGACTTCTTGGACATCTTGGCTTTCCTCTTCCTACGGGGTGCAGCTGGCCGCTGGCGCGTGGTCACCTTGCGCTTGCGCGCAACAACCGGGCGCTTTCGCTTATTAGCCTTCATGAGCGTTTTCTCTTGTTGGCTGCGGTCTCAACATCGTCCTGGCCGGCTTGTTCCGATGTCATCTTCACGCCGGTGCCGATGATCGGCACTTTGCCGACCTTGACGATGACGTTGGCCGGGCCGTCGATCACCAGGGTCTTGCCCTCAAGCACCTCGTAATGGATTGCCATGCTCATCTCCTCTTTTTGGCCGGCTGCGGCGCTTTGGCGGTCTGCGCGGCCGGCTGGTTCATCTTAGCCATGAACCCGTCCAGTGTCAGCGGCGGCACATCCTCCTGGAGGCGCAGCCGGTTCTCATGATCGTACAGGACCAGCTGCTCGTTGGTCGGCACTGGTTCTGGTTCTGGCGGCGGCACATAAGGATCCGGCGTGTTCGGCACGGCGAGCCATTTCTGGTACTCGGCGTAGTCGCGGTTGGCCGGGTCGTTGGGGATGCAGGCGCCATCCTCGGTGCGGATGATGCTGTCGGTCGCGGTGAGTTGATAGTCAGCCATGATCATAACCTCGCGTCTGCTACGATTGCACCTGCCGCACCCATCATCGCCTTATACGTCGTATTCAAAGCGCCCGCGCCTGTTACATAAGAAAGTACGGCGCTATTAACGGTTGCGGCATCAACAGCATAAATACTATTGCCGTTTAACTGATTTCCGGCTGAATTTATGAATGTAATATTTCCGACAAGACTAAATGTCGGAGTTGATCGCATCGTTGTTAACAACGGAAATGAGTGGAAGAATAAATAAGTACCGCCACCGTTGCCAACTGCTGACCCAGGACAATTGAATATCTTTTGATAATACCGCTGACACGTCTCCAACTCCTGATCATACGGACGCATGATCATCGGCGACTGCGCGACGGTCGGCGCTTGGGTGCCGGGGAGGACGATGACGCCGCTGATATTGAAAGCGTCTGATGTAGTTGCGACACCGTTAACTTGACCGGGAGCGGCGATATAGTTGCCAGTTAACCAAGTGTTTGCAGACGGCGCAGTGTAGGTGGTACCGCACGCCACAGTAAACACAAGGACTATGCCTGCGGTATTAGCCGCAGCCCAAGTGCCATTAACGCAGCCAGGGATAGTGATAGTCTTATATTCTGGAGTGTTTACAGCATTTACAGTGTAGCTGAAAGCGTAGCTGCGATCTGAGGCACCGTTGCGGATTGAACCTGTATACGTTCCAGTACGGCCAGCATACACCCAGAATGAAAGCGTTATCGGTCGCGCGCTCGCCGTTCCCCAACCTAATCTCGCAGTGCGATAACCTTCGATGTTCTGGACAAACTGGACGTAATCGCCTGCAAGCATTGACGCTTGCGCCGTTGAAACCCCCATACTTAAAAGATACGGCAAGCCTGGAGTTAAAGTGTACAAAGCCTGTCCTGATACCAAAACACATGTGCCGTTTTTGTTGAACTGCCAACCATCGCAAATGTATTTGATAACAGACCCAGCAGAGATACTAATCCCACCTGTTCCATTTTCCTGACTGACCTCCATGCTGCCGTTGATCTGCATGCCGCTGTAGCTCATCGCGTCGAACGGCGCGGCGTAAGCTTCGACAAAGTCGCGGCGCACGGCATTGGCAGCTGCGGGCGCGGTCGGCAACGCCAGATGGCCGGTCATGGTATCGCCGCCGCGCTGGACATAGGTCAGCGCGCTGGGCGTCACAGCCAGCCATACGGTGCCGTCCCACTTGTACTGCGGGATCCCAGCCACGGCTGGGGTCGGGTACAGCTCGCCGATGATCGGAGCGGCTGGGAAGTTGATGCCCATCAGAGCCTCGCGTCTGCGAAAACAACAAACTCATAATTGTAGGCTTCAACACCTCCACCGTTGGTGAAGAAGACTGACGCTCCTTTTGAAGTGATAGCTTGAAAGTTAGGACCGCCAACAGCAAGGACAGATGATCCCGTTGCACTAGTGCAACTAGGACTGGCGCGCTTTTCCACTTTAAAATCAACGTAGGTGCCAAAGTGACCTTGCGTAGTCATAGTTGATCGGAAGCCACCAAGAACGCTTTCCCAATACCGCTTACATGTCTGCAACTCCTGATCATACGGACGCATGATGAGTGGTGACTGTGCAGCAGTTGGTGCTTGGGTGCCGGGGAGGACGGTGACGCCGGTAACGAAGATACCAGCACCGTTGCCTGTCATAAAGTTGGTCTGTCCGGTAGCAGCAATGAAGTTGCCCGCCTGCCACGCATTTACTGTTGCTGTATTAAGCGTACTGCTTGCTGCTGACAGACCGCAGAATGACAACTGTGCAGCGACTGTGTTGTTTGTCACCCATGTTCCAGCAACATCACCTGGAATAGTAACTGTCTTGTATTCCCACGCACTGGTGCCTGCGAGAGTGAGCCTTGTGACGTATGACCTAGTTGCAGTCGGACCATTACGCAGCACCATACTGCATGTCCCACCACCAACGAAGTTGGTCATGATCCAAAACGCAATCGTCACTGGTTGTGCGTTAGCTGCACCAAAACCAAGACGGCTCCAGCGATAACCCTCGATAGATTGAAGTAGGAACTGATAGTCATTTCCTGCGTTTGATGGAGGAGTAGCTGAACCGTAGAACGCAACACAATATTGGAAGCCTCTGTTAGGCACAGTTACATTCTGTGCAATAGCACTGCTACCTGTCGAACTACCATGCCCGCCAGCCCAACCATCTAAGCCGTACTTGGTGCCTGCTGTGGTTAATCCGGCACCGGCAGTTCCAAGCTCCTGACTGACCTCCATGCTGCCGTTGATCTGCATGCCGCTGTAAGCGAACGCATCGTAAGGCGCCGCGTAGGCGCGCACCGCGTCGACATATTGCTTCGGGGCAGCTTGCAGCGCGGCCGCGGGATCGGCATTCAACGTCAATGCGCCGCCCATCGTGTCGCCGGCCTTGTTGACGAACACAGAACTATCGATGGCGGGCGTGGCGACCGCCTGCACCCACTGCGAGGGGCCGGCGCCGTCGTTGTAGCGGATATAGAGCAGGCCATTGTCGCTGTCCCACCACATCGAGCCGTCCGGCGGCGAGACGGGAGGATTATCGCTGATGTAGAGCGAGGACTTGGCGTCGACGTATTGCTTCGTTGCCGCCTGCAACGCCGCCGCCGGATCGGCCGGCAGCGTGAGCGCGCCGGACATGGTATCGCCAGTGCGCTTGACGAAGGCGAGCTGGTCCTGCGACTGCGCCACCCAGGCCACGCCGTCCCAGCGATACTGCGGGACGCCGGCTTGCGGCGGGGTGGGGTGTAGCTCGCCGACCGCGGGGGCGTTGGGGAAATTGATGCCCATGCTCAGAGCCTTATGTCCGCTGTAATATGACAAGCATTAAAAGTAGCGGCC